GTGGTCACTCTCGGCTTTTCCTTCAAACAGGCCTTTGCGCCGTAAAATCTGATTCATTCCACCAGCCGCGTATGCGGCTTTTTTTATGGGTAAAATTTATGGGACTAAATGCTGATTTCCAGTCGCTGGAGCCTGGCGAACTGATCCACTTAATCGAAGTGGACGGCACTACGTTCGGTATGGAAAAGGTGCTGCGCTTCCATGCGTACAATATCAATACTGAAGGCTGGGCCTCCTTTGCTGCTGACAATCTGCCCTCCATCATCTGGCAGGGCAACGAATACGACCCGCATCCTTACGAGATCACGGGTATTGAGCTGTCTGGCTCCGGGCCGCAGCCTACGCCAACGCTATCTGTTGGCAATGTCTCTAACTATGTCACGGCGCTTTGCCTTCAGTACGACGACATGGTGAAGGCCAAGGTGCGCATTCGGACCACTCTTGCGAAATATCTCGACGCGGCAAACTGGATTGATGGCAATCCTGATGCCAGCCCGAACGAAGAGCGCGTTCAGCTTTTCTACATCAACGCCAAAACCTCCGAGTCACGCATTCAGATTGATTTCGAGCTGTGTTCACCTTTTGACATCCAGAACCTGCAACTGCCGGCCAGGCAAATCCTTCCCGTCTGTACCTGGTGCTTGCGGGGCTGGTATCGCACAGGTAATGGCTGCGACTACAACGGAACGAAGTATTTTCAGAAAGACGGTACGCCAACGGATAACCCGGGGCTGGATGTCTGCGGTGGGCGTATGCGTGACTGTCAGGATCGGTATGGTGATGATCAACCGTTACCGTTTGGTGGCTTTCCTGCTGCAAATTTACAGGGGAAATAACATGCGTAAACGTCTGATGGACACCATCCGCAAACACGTAGCGGCGGAATACCCTAAAGAGGCCTGCGGGGTAATTGTGGAAGCGAGCACGGGGCAGAAATACATTCCATGCAGGAACGTAGCCAACGACCCGACCGAAACGTTCACCCTGTCACCGAATGACCGACGCGCTGCCGAAAAACAGGGTGAGATTATTATGGTTATTCACTCTCACCCTGATGTAACCCGCCTGGTGCCTTCTGAGTTTGACCGTATACAGTGTGACTGGTCAGGAATTGAGTGGGGAATTATGTCCTGGCCTGACGGAGATTTTTGCACCATCTCACCGCGTGAAGATCGCGATTATGTCGGGCGCCAGTGGTTGCTGGGATACGCCGATTGCTGGTCACTGATTAGGGAATATTACCAGCGAGAACATGGCGTGGCTGTGGGTGATTATTCTGTCGATTACGAATGGTGGGTGGGCGGTAAGGAAAACCGTTATGACGATAACTGGGAGCGTGAAGGATTTTATGAAGTACCCGTTAATCAGATGCAGCCTGGCGACATGATAATGATGCAGGTCAGCGCCTCTGTAACCAACCACGCCGCGATATATCTGGGTGATAATCAGATGCTGCATCACATGTTTGGACAGCTTTCAACGCGTGTTCCGTATGGCAAGTATTACCGTGACCGAACGGTCCGCGTGGTCAGACACAAAGGAGTAAACCTTGAAAAAAACGCTGATTCTTAAAGGCCGCATGGCGAAAAAATTCGGTAAAACTCACCAGTTTCATGTTGCAGACCTCCGCGAAATGCTCAGAGCGATGTGTTCACAAGTGCCTGGGTTTCGAAAATATATGTCCGAGGCTCATATAAACGGTATCCGCTTCGCCTTTTACAGCGGTCGCAACAATATCGGGATTGGTGAGTTTGATATGACGATGGGCGGGGATGTCTTTACCATTGAACCGGTGCTGGAAGGGGCGAAAAACGGCGGCATGCTGCAGATTGTCATCGGGGCGGTAGCCATTGCTGCGGCGTTCTTTACTGCTGGTGGTTCTCTGGCGCTGTATGGGGCCGCAATTGGTGCCACAACTGCGACAGGTGCAGCTGTTACGGCACTCACATCCATCGGTGTCAGTATGATGCTGGGCGGCGTGGTGCAGATGCTGACCCCGCAGCCCTCTTTTAACGTTGGCGCATCTTCAAGTACAGACAACAAGCCGAATTACGCTTTTGGTGCCCCGGTGAATACCGTCTCGATGGGGTATCCCGTTCCGGTGCTTTACGGCGCTCGCGAGGTCGGAGGGGCAATTATCAGCGCTGGCATGTTCTCAAGCGATCAGCAGTAATCTGAGTTTTCTTTCAGGCCACCTTCGGGTGGCCTTTTTAATGGGCGCAATATGAATTATTCATTTACTGAGAAACCTTTTGCAGGAAGGAAGGGCGGCGGGGGCAGTGCGCACACGCCTGTTGAACAGCCTGATGATTTACTTTCAGAAGCACGGCTGAAAATGCTCATTGCAATTTCTGAGGGTGAAATTCAGGGCGATCTCACCGCACAGGAGATTTATCTCAACGATACGCCACTGGCGAACGCGGACGGCAGCTATAACTTTGAGGGGATTACCTGGGAGTTCCGAACCGGAACACAGGATCAGGAATACATTCCGGGGATGCCGGAAGTTGATAATGAAATGTCAGTGGGGGTGAAGGTCACCGAGTCTGTGCCGTGGACGCGTCAGTTCTCGAATCTCGTACTCGATGCCGTGAGAATTAAACTCAGCCTGCCTGCTCAATACCGTTATAAAGACAATGGCGACATGGTAGGCACGGTCACTGAATATGCAATTGACCTGTCAACTGATGGTGGCACATGGGAGGAAGTTGTCAGGGCTAAATTTGACGGGAAAACCACGTCAGAATACCAGCGCGATCACCGGATAAATTTTCCGGCATCCGTTACCGGCTGGTCGGTAAGAGTGCGACGCCTGACTCCTGACTCCACTGATTCGAAACTGGTTAACGCTTTCAGCGTGTCTTCTTTTGCGGAAGTGATCGACAGCAAACTTCGTTACCCGAACACGGCGCTGCTTTATATCGAAGTCAACGCCAGCCAGTTCAATGGTTCAGCCCCGAAAGTAACGTGCAAACCTAAAGGTAAAATTATTCGCGTGCCGGATAATTATGATCCGGTTTACCGCACATACTCGGGAAGCTGGTCGGGTGGTTTCAAGTGGGCATACAGTAACAACCCGGCGTGGATTTTCTATGACCTGATCCTTGATGAGATTTACGGCATGGGTTCACGCATTGATGCCAGTATGGTGGACAAGTGGGAGCTGTACGAGATAGCCCGCTATTGCGATGAATCAGTTTCTGACGGTGCTGGCGGCACCGAACCCCGTTTCACCTGTGACGCATTCATCCAAAGCCAGCAGGACGCCTATACAGTGTTGAACGACCTGGCGGCGGTGTTTCGCGGCATCACGTTCTGGGGTAATGAGCAGCTTTTTGTCAAAGCAGACGTTCCGCAGGATGACGTGGACTGGGTTTACACTGCATCAAACGTCATTAACGGTAACTTTACCTACGCAGGCGGCAGCTATAAAAACCGCTATTCATCCTGTCTTGTGTCCTGGTCTGATCCCATCAACCATTACAGCGACACCGTGGAGGGCGTTTATGACTCTGAACTGGTTGAGCGTTATCAGATTAATCAACTCACTCTGACGGCAATAGGCTGTACTAAACAAAGTGAGGCGCATCGAAGGGGGCGGTGGGCGCTACTGTCGAGCGTCAAAGATGGTTCAGTAACCTTCGGCGTAGGGCTGGATGGTTATATCCCGCTGCCTTCGCAGGTTATCGGTATTGCAGACCCATTCCGTGCTGGCCTGCAGAATGGCGGCAGGATGAAGTCGATTAAAGGGCGGGAGATTACTCTCGATCGTGAAGTTGAGTATGCGGCCGGTGACCGTCTGGTCATGAATATGCCTGATGGTACCACGCAGTCCCGCACCATTGAGTCTTTAAGCGATGACAGACAAACGGTAACTATCACGACCGCTTTCAGTCAGACCCCCGTTTACGGCGCGGTCTGGGCCATCGACAGCGACAGGGTGGCAATCCAGTATTTTCGTGTCATGTCAGTTGCGGCAAATGACGATGAAACGGGCGGCTTCACCATTTCCGCTATTCAGCACGATCCGGAGAAATATCGCTATATCGATGATGGCGTGCGCATTGAAAGTCCGCCGATTACGGTCACGCCAGTTAACGTTCTCGATGCACCTGACAACATCGTGATCGAGGAAACGGATTACGTCGCCCAGGGGCTGACCGTCGCGACAATGTACGTTTCATGGGCCAGGGTAGAGGGCGCAATCCGCTATGTTGCTCAGTGGCGCAAGGACAACGGCGACTGGATCAACGTACCTGTATCAAGCGCTCAGGGGTTCTCTGTCGAAGGGATTTATTCAGGTTCTTACGATGTCAGGGTAAGGGCACTGAATGCGCAGGAAACGTCATCACCGTGGGGCTATGCAGATAATACTTTTCTCTCTGGTAAGCAAGGCAAACCCGGGACACCCACTAATTTTCGCGCCAGTGATAACGTGGTGTGGAATATCGATCTGTCCTGGTCATTTCCTGATGGCTCGGGCGATACGGCATACATCGAAATTGAGCGTGCTACTACGTCCGATTTACAAAATCCCCAGCAACTCACTTTGCTGGCCTACCCGTCATCAACCTATCAGCATGGACCCATGAAGGCGGGCGTCAGTCAATGGTATCGCGTGCGACTTGTTGATCGTATAGGCAATGTGGGCGACTGGACAGACTGGACCATGGGAATGAGTAGTGCTGATGCCGGGGATTTGCTGGGTGATATTGCCGATGATTTTCTTACCTCGGCAGACGGTGACCGATTAACAGGAGATATTGATACCAATTTAGAGGGCGTTCTTCAGAACGCCCTGGCGAACCATGGGACAGTCGAGCACCAGTGGGCGCAGTATGGTGAAGTGCGAGCCGATATTCTTGTCGTGAAAACAACCATCGCGCAGGTCGATAAGGCTATGGCTGAAATGTCGACCCAGGTACAGGCCCAGATTGACGATGTGACAGCGGTGCTGGAGGACAAGCTTACAGCTGTGGTTGACACAACAGGCGCATCGGCAATCCATACCCTCAAAGTAGGGGTACGGATAAACGGCATCATGTACAACGCCGGGATGAGTATTGCCGTCCTGGCGCAGCAGGGCCAGCCAGTTGTAACGCGCGTCGGATTCAATGCAGATCAGTTCGTACTGATGAGCGGCAGCGGTGATGCGCAGTATTCGCCCTTCGCTGTTGTTAATGGCCAGGTGTTTATCAGCTCTGCATTTTTCCAGGACGCCAGCATTAATTTCGGCAAAATCTCGGACACTCTCCAGTCAACTAATTTTGTTACCGGCTCTACTGGCTGGCGATTGCCAAAATCAGGGAATGCTGAACTCAACAATGTGACCGTCCGGGGAACGCTGTATGCCGCAAGTGGCAACTTCTCCTTTGCAGGATCAAACAACGTTACGGTGATTAACGGTAATGGTCTAACCGTCAACATTCCTGGTGGCGGTAAAATTGTTGTAGGGACATGGTGATGATATGCCAACTGGATTGCTGATTGATTTGAATGACGGTGGCAAAGCAATGGAGATAACGGCGGGGCTTAGATGCCCGTCGTTTGGTGCCGCTTTCACAGCTGGCTACCAGCGTTCAAAATACGTGGATGTATCAGGCCATGTAACTGGCTCTCGAGTTTTGTTTATTCCGTATGCCACGTCTTATCTCGATTCCGGTCTGCTTCACAGACTAAACTCCATAACTATTGCGGGGGCAAGAGTAACTCAGAATTCAACAATGAAATCGCTGGGTATGAACGAAAGAGAAAGCACTTACACATTCGGCGGCAGTGTATGGCAGATTTTCCCTATCAGCCAGGGATCGGGTGTGGGGTTGCTTATCAGTGACAGCACCGATTTTACAGCCATAACGAATGCCACGCAGTCAGGGCAATGTATCTGGAAGGGAACTGTTTCTGTTCCCACTGGTGGATGGGCTGTACCGACGATAGCAGGGTATGACAAGAGCAAATACCTTGTATTCGGGCGCTGCAATAGCGGTAATACCGTGGATTTTGACGGTAATACTGTCAGGTTTTTCAGTGCGCCATCGACTAACGATGACCAACCGGCGACGGGCACGATTGATATTGTGATATTCGCCAGCGGCGTAGCCCCGACCCCTGGCACGGGCTTTAATATCTTCAATGCGGCGGGGGCCTGCACGTTCTCAACGACGAAAAGGCCTTTTGTGTATCTGAATGGTTTATGGACACCATCAACCAGCGCTTTTAGCATCGGCAATGGTTATGTGCCGCTTGGGCGTTTTGGGTTTATGGTCCACACCGTAGGCGGGAACTACATATTCAGGATGTACGGTATAAAAATGCAGAATGGCAGTGTTTCGGTTCAGGGAGGGAAATACCTTGGGCGCGACCAGTATGCTATTTTCGGCAATAACAGTGTTACCCCGCTAACTCTTCCAGTCCTACCGGACATGTACGTTTAGAACCTATCATCTTTCCTCTCTGAACCCGCGCTGCGGGTTTTTTTATTTTCTGAAAAAGGAGTCCGCATGTCAGCCGGAACGTTAACTCTTACAAATAATTCTTCTGCCGTGGGCGGCACCGGGACCACGTTTACTACCGAGCTTGCTTCAGGTGATTTCGTTGTTGTGACTGTGGGAGGTGTTCCATATACGCTCCCGATCAAAACGGTAAACAGTAATACCTCGCTGACACTGGTCAGTAATTTCACAGGCCCTACGCAATCCGGTGCAGCCTGGTCCGCTGTTCCGCGCGTTGCGCTGAATATGGTTACGGCCGCATTGGTTGCTCAGAGTGCAGAGGCGCTACGCGGCCTGAACTACGATAAGCAAAACTGGCAGAGGCTATTAACGGAAAACGGCGAAGTAACAATAATCCTTCCAGATGGTTCAACATTTACAGGTCCGTCATGGATGCACATTTTAAGCAGTGTATTAAATAAAAATAACAACTTATCTGATTTAGGTGACATAGATACTGCCAGAAACAATCTTGAGCTTGGGAAGAGAACTGGTGCTTATTTTGGCGGGGTGAACCTTGATAGATATTCTGATGTTAGTACGGACCCGTCCGGTATTGTTATTGCGAGAAAGTACAATGCAGCTGGTACAGTCATGGAGTTTTACCATCGCGTTTATAGCGAGGTACGGACGGATGGCATAGCGTATTTGACGTTACATTTAAGGGGGCAAAATGCCACTAATCGTTATCTCTCATTCAGTGAGGGGGGGGATCTCGATATACCTGGATTGTTCAAAGGTGGTTCATTTGAGGCGACTTCTGGGCCGCATACATTCAAAACCGCTGTGACCTCCAATATGCAAACGACTATCAGCGCTGAATCAGGTTATGCGATGCTCTGGCGCAGAAATCATGGCGTTGATAAAGCAGACGAGTTTATTGGTATTCGTTCCAATAGCGATGCGGTATTTCGTAAATCAACAGGTGCAACAACATACATAGATGCGTCGTTGTGGCATACCGCAAACACGACCGTAGACGCCAGCGGATTTATAAAAAAAGCATCACCGATTGTGAAAATATTCCGAAACGGGGAGTTTGAAGTAAATCACGAATCAGAAGGGTGTGAAGTAATTCGTATTAGTGAAGGAGAATATCAGATTACCGGGTGTATGGGACTCAATGCGGATTTGGCGTGGGGGGGAATTGAGGGGGGATTTGAGCTACCCAGGGACAGAAACGGCCAGCCGTTGTTATGGGTTGATTATTCAGTGAGCGAAGATGGATCACTGTTAATTAAAACTATGCACCGGACCCATGATAGCGCGCCGGAGTTCGCCAGAAACATTAAAGAAGGTTATTCAAACGGTGACATGATCGACATACCGGCTGATAGCTTTGTTAGTGTGCGCGTTGAAATGCCGATTAACTCAAAATACAACATGTGGGTTGCTTATGTGGAGGAGCAGAATAAACAGGCAGAAGAGGCGGAGCAGTCAGCAGCGGAAGAGGCCGGCGACGGCGCTGATGATGGCGAAATGCCTCTGTATGAGGAGCCACTTACGATAAAACGATAGCGAACGTTCTGGATCATTTTCTTGGAATCTCCCAGGGGGGGAGAAAACAAGCCTTAAGAAGTGAAGGCGGCTTATACAGTTAAGTTAAAGTGAAGAGTGAGCGCGTATTATTGACGACGCAGAGGTGCGAGATTAGCCCTCAACACATTTTCTGCGCTGGATAATTTAACAAGCCTCAGCGTTCCGTAGTGAAGCACTGGATAAAGTGTTTCATGGTTGGTAGTGCGATTCGGAACGTAAACTATGTCCAGAAGGGATTGTGAGGCGAGTCTTTTGATCACCGCGTTATAACGTTCCTCAGAGTCACATAATTCAAGACAGGCCGCGCGTCTCGATATCGGGTCATCCTTTCCAAATCCATTGCACAGCACCTGAAGAACGCCAGCACATAACAGTAAATCTGCTTCCATGTTGCCCTCCCTGGGCTAATCCTTGCCTGAGTTTCATCATATGGGAACATAACCATTCTAAATGAAGGGGTAATGAACAATGTAACGAAGAAGTTTGATATACATTAAGTGCGAAAAAAATCTTACTTAAGTGTTCCTTTAAATTGTTGATTTGCATTAAAGACGTTGAAAATCAATGTGAAATAAGTCCATGACAAACACTGGGTGGAAATCTATAAAGTAATTACCCACCATGGAGACGGTGCGTTTTCCAAGATTTTTCCTTAGTTATTACGGGGCCTGGCTGATGTCGGCAGGCTCCCGGATTTTCTCTTTAGCCCTTCGTAAAAGATCCCTCCGATTTTCATCCAGATAACCCAATCGACAAAAATCTCTCTTGATCTGCCCTTACGGTAAAATATACTGTACATATAAACAGTATTTCGGGAGGGCAGATTATGCCGAGGCAATACGAGATAGAGAGCGCTTTCCGCGCCGCTGTAAAAATCGAGCAAACCGGACGGCGTACTGTCACCACACAGGATTTTGTTAAACAGCTTAAAGTCGTCAACTGGAACTGGTCACTTAAGCAGGCTAACAACTGGATCGAGTGCTACGTGACAACCTTCAAGGATATCTCTTCCGAAGAAGGGGAAGCGCGTACCTTTATGCTGTTCAATCCGAACGGGGGGCTTTGAAATGGGTTTTCCTTCACCAGCTACAGACTACATTGAAGACCGCTTATCGCTGGATAAGCTGTTTATTGCTCACCCAAGCGCAACCTACTTCATGCGGGCCGCGAACACTTACTGGAGGGCTGGGATAAATCAGGGGGCGTTACTCATTGTTGATTGCTCGGCAACGCCTTGTGACGGCTCTGTAGTCGTTTGCAGGCTGGCGGGTGAGTTCCATATCAGGCGGTTCAGGACTCAGCCATATAAGCACCTGGAAAGCCTGGGCGGTGACGGACGAAAGGAACGGATAAACACAGAAGATGATGACGGGATTTTCGGCGTGATAATGCATGCGGTAAACGACATGCGAACAATGGAATTTGATGAAAATCCGGGGATGTGAAGTGGCCTTGAATCAGATCGAATTGGAAAAATGTTTCTCCAAAACTATGCGTTAACTATATGAAAATGAGCGTATTTACAAATCAGAAAATGCAGATTGAAAATGGTATGATAATGTATCTATCCGCATGATTTAAAGCAATAAATTCTACTTTTAATCCACCTTTGAACTCAGAAGGATTTAAAACGGCAGAGTGCCGAAAAGAAAGGGGATCATACTCTTACGATCCTATTTGAAAAGTGTCGTTCACCCAAAAGCTCGACCCGATCAATTTTGTCCTCACCCTTAAGTCGTAGAGGCTCTGCCGTTTACCTTTCAGTTCATCACAAACACCGTGCGTTTTTTGCTGTCGTCCTGTGACCACGCCTGAGCAACATCTTCCAGCCGTGCCCTGGTGGTGGCGATCGTGAATCCACCAGGAACCGCCGCCTGAAACATCTCACCCGTTGCCTGAATGAGCTGTGCCAGCGACAGGCTACCAATCCCGCTGCCTATTAACTGAATCGGAGAGGCGCGCAGTACCGCGCTCGGCAGCGCAATCTCCGCGCCGGAAAGTGAGCCGACCTGAACAAAACGCACCGGCGTCAGCCCTGGCGTATGTTTTGCCAGAGCGTTGAGAATAGCGAGCGCGCTTTGCCCCCACAGATAGTCGATCACCACATCAATCTGCTGGGCCGCCTGTTCAGCAAACGCTTGTCCGATGCGCGCGTTATCGTCGCTCAGCAGTATGCTCGCATCCGCATTGAGGCGGGATAATGCCTGCTGATTGCGGCCCGTGACGATGATTTTCCCGGCGCCACGATAGCGGGCAATTTGCACCGCAAGCTGCCCAGCACTGCCCGTGGCCCCGTTGATAAGTACGGTCTCACCTGGCTGAAACTGCGCGCGCGTCACCAGTGCGGCCCACGCCGACATCCCCGGATTCGCCATCGCGGCGGCGGTGGCGTCGTCCAGCGCCTCAGGTAAGGGAATACAGAGATTCACATCGACTGGAGCAAACTCCGCCATGCTGCCCCAGGGGGACGGCGGAAACGCAAAATATATGCGCTGACCTGCTTCGGTGACGCCCGTTCCGTCGATTCCGGCGATAAAGGGCAGTGTGCCGTCAAAACTGTAGTGCCTACCGGAGGCCCGGCTTTTCACCACATGGCTGATTGCCGAGGCGGTAACGCGAACGAGGTGCTGGCCTGGCTCAGCGTGGGGTGTTGCGAAATCGGCGTAAACCGGCCCAGCGAGCGGATCATAAACAACGGCTGCTTTCATACACTTTCTCCTGTTGTGGAATATGTGTAAAATGCACATATCTTTTAGAGCACTATACTCGCCAGGAAAATATATGCAATATGCACATAAATACGATGTCACGGATTTTCACGGCGCGCTGCTGGATATCATGGGCGTGATGAATCAGCCGCAACGCGACAATACCCTGCTGTCGGAGGCGGGCGTTTCGCTGGATCAAATTTTGTTCCCGTTGCTCATCACCATTGACCGCTACGGCCCGCTGGGCGTGGTCGAGCTTGCCGACAGGCTGGGGCGCGATTACACCACTGTCAGTCGCCAGGTTAAACGGCTGGAGGCACAAGCGCTGGTGCAGAAAAAGCCAGGCGCGACGGATAAACGGGTTTCCGAAGTATCCACCTCGGCGCAAGGAAAAGCGTTAACGATGAAAATCGCTCAGGCGCGTATGACGCTGATGAACCAGATTTTCAGCGACTGGCAGGAAGACGAGGTGGGGAGTCTGTTTCGGCTGGTGCGTAAATACGCGGACAGTATTAAAGGGGAATAACCGTCTGGCGGTTCGCCAGACGGTCAGAAAACTCAGGCCTTGCGCGTCGCCGCTTTCATTGCGGTGACGAAGTCACGCAGTTCAGTCAGCATCTGCTCTGGCTTATCGACGTTGCGCTCGATAATTTTCACAATCGCCGATCCGGAGATAGCACCTGCGGCATTGGCATCAATCGCTGCGGTGACCTGCTCTGGTGATGAGATTCCGAAGCCCTGCAGCGGAGGGGCGGCGTGATATTCGGCCAGTTTTTCCACCAGATGATGCAGGGGCAGCGCCGCTTTGTTTTCCGCACCGGTAACGCCCGCGCGCGACAGCAGATAGGTATACCCGCGACCGTAAGAGGCAATCTGGCGCAGCAGTTCGTCATCGGCGTTTGGCGGGCAGATGAAGATCGGCGCGACGTTGTGACGCATCGCCGCCTGACGGAACGGTGCAGACTCTTCTACCGGCACATCGGCGACCAGCACCGAATCAACGCCCACGCGTGCACATTCTGCGTAGAAATTATCGATACCTTTGCTGAAGACCAGGTTGGCATACATCAGCAGGCCAATCGGAATGGTCGGATGCTTCTGGCGGATTGCCGCCAGCATCTCAAAGCACTGGGACGGGGTCACGCCCGCGGCAAAGGCGCGCAGGGTGGCGTTCTGAATGGTCGGGCCATCTGCCAGCGGATCGGAGAACGGGATCCCCAGCTCCAGCGCATCGGCACCCGCAGCAATTAAGGTGTCGATAATTTTCAGCGACTGCTCCGGGCCTGGATC